TTGTTCCAGTAACTGCTGAATTAAGAATTGCACCTGTATCAACTGCATCATCAGCCAACTTGGCAGCAGTAACAGCATTGGTAGCTAATTGACTAGAAGTGACACTTGTACTTGTTAGTTTTCCTCCAGGTATATCTCCATCACTTAAATTTAATTTTGCATATGTAATTTCACCATTATTTATTTTTACATTCGTAACTGCGTTACTTGCTAATTTATCTGTCGTTACATTTAAATCCGCTATTTTCGTTGTAACAACTGCGTTTGTAGCAATAGCGTCACTATCAACTGCATTATTTGCTAATTCACTTGCACCTACAGCATTAGCAGCAATGGCATCAGCAGTAACAGAATCTGTTGCAAGCTTATCTGCATTTATTGCGTCATTTTGAATTGTCGCTGTTGCAACTGTATTAGCAGCAAATGGACCAGCAACTTTTGCAGCAGGAATATCTCCATCGTCGATAAACGTGACACCCGCAGCAATTAAATCTTTTACAGCAACCTGCTTTGTTTCAGAAGCACTGATATCAGCCAGGGCAAGTGGATCTGTACCTTGAACACCTGCCTTCTGAATTTCGGGCAGATTACTAATCTCAAGATCTGGCATGACTATCTAAAATAAAAAAACCAATGCCTTTATATTAAGGCTGATCCAATAATATAGGATCCCCACTTTCTTGAAGAATTTTGTATTGATCTTCTTGAAGCAACGCACCAGGAGCAGCACCTGTCGCTAATGTAATATCTCCATTTGTTATAAAGTCAATCCTTGTAGTAATTTCAGCCGCTGCACTAATTTCAACAGCAACATTCGTTACGACACAATTAGCTTCGTACCAAACAGTATTAGAAGTTGTATTAGGATCTTTATAAATATAAAAACGAGCTGAAAAATCTGCTCCTTGCTCTAATCGAATTGCTAATTGAGCTAAATAGAAACAAAATTCAGGATCATTTGTATTTGTTTTATCCGCTAAAACTGGAGAATGTTCCCAAAAACAATCTAAAGTGCCTTGTCCAGAAATTAATCCTGCCTCATATTGCTTTTTAAATTCAGCACCTAAAGAAGTCGTATCAACTTGATCTCTATTTGTACTAATTTCAAAATTTCTAACAGTAGCTAAATGCCTAAATCGAGAATTAGTTGTTTGAATTGTTATTGCTTTTGAAGCACTTGGCGTTACAAGCGTTTTTGCATCTGCAATCCTTCCTGTGATAGAAGCAGCAAAATCATTATATAAACGAACACCACCTAACTGATCAACAAAAGCATAAGCAGTTACGTCTGGATAATTATGACCACTAACGAGTTCTAAATTACTGCCATCAACTGTTGCTATTTCTATCCTATCTCCTGTAATGATGGAGCGTCTTGCACCATCAACAGAAAATCTTTTATTATTTACGTTGACATCAAAAGGATCTAATGTTGAATTTAAAGCAGCAAGTAAACTATCTCTTTTAATTTCAACATCACCGTTTTGACCAAAATAAATGGCCACAGCGTTATCCGATTAAGTTGTCAGAACCAGAAAGCGGAGCACCATCAGCTTCCCAACAGAAGAAACTTCACCAACTGAACTACTCATTCCAATAGAAGTAATCCAGCAATTAAATTGAATAGTTCTATCATTAGTAGTACCATCTTCTAATCTCATTTCAATCGTAAGCTGATCTGATTCCTCACCTTGATCACTACTAGTCCCTGCTTCTTTAATTGCTGCTTGTAATATTGTTTTTACATTTGAAGGAGTACCTCCTGCTCCCTCCATATAATAATAAGCCCTTGCACTACCTGAATAACTTCTTATTCCTTGATGTAAAATCCTATCTGTATCTCCCATTGAAGTTGACTCTATAACTGCCATTGACATACTGAAATCCCAACTTTGTAGTTTAGCTATTTCTGCCAGAGTGTTTGATCCAGTCTTAACTTTAAGACTTCCGTCTTTCCCACTAAAAAACTTTGCCACGACTCAATCTTGAAAACAATGTCATTATTCTATACGAATTATGGCTCAGGAGCATCTAAACAAGCAACAAATGAACAACTAACATTACTTCTCCCTTTAAAAGCACTCGTTACAGTTGGAGGTCCAGCATAACGCCACTTCAAATTACTTGTATTTTCTTGAATATAATTAGAAAGAGTTCTACTCCCTACTTCCCTGCTTACTCCTGCTGTTACATAACCACGATTAAATGTAACGTAATTCCAGTCTTTATTTACATCTTCATAATTAGCTAAAATCAAAGCAGCATCAGAATCAGAAATACTAGAAAAACCTAATTGCAATGTGGCATTTACTCGTTTGTTACCGTAACGCAAATGTGTCTTTGTACCATCTAACGA